GTTAACGTCAAAGGACAGCCAATTATGGACAGTCCTGCTAAAGCCGACCATGCGGCTAAACGTCGTGGCGCAGTTATGCGTCATGACGTTGCCAGCCTTAGAACAATAGGGCTGGATAATGGGCGAGCATTTGCGTTGGCAAAACGAGGTGCGAGCCCTGATTCCCTGCGATCATTGGCGGAATCTAAAATTCAAAAAGCTTTTGAAAAATCCACAAGTTCACGTTCTGCTATGAGACGCTATCATAGATTACTTACGGATTACAATCGAAACAATCAAAAATTTCTTTCTTCGAAAGAAGAAATCTCCGGCCATTCTCTTAAGGAATTTGAGAAACGCCAGTTCAAGAGAAAAGAAGTTTCAACATTGTCTGCGAGAGATTTTTCAGCTTCCATTTGGAAATATCAATTGACGGATGCACCGATTTTAGTGCAACCTGAGACTGTTGTACCCTTTGGTTTCGTTCCCAAAAAATCCCTTTCCTTTGCACATGCTGCCTCAAAGCCAGTGTATGTAACTCCGAAAGGTTGGGTCAGTCTTGGTGATGTTCCGGTCATTAAGTTTCAGATCTTTGTTAAATTTTTAGGGAAAACCTCAACTGTGAGTGTTTCGAAGTTCGAGTTTGTCGATGAATTAGTTCATAATGCTCGACGAATTCTCAGAATTGAAGATGTCAATTTCTTTTTTGGAAACAAAAAATTGGTTGGCGGAAATATTTCTGATTATGGAATTTCTGAGTTCTCAACAATTCATGCTGTCATCCCTTTAGTGGGCGGTGCTCGTACAAAGAAATTTGTCGCTCGAAATGACGCTGGAAAACAGCCTCTTTCTGATTCAAAAGGAAAGAATCCTGTTGGTGAATTGTTGCCCAAGAAAAAGGACAAAACAGTTAAGAAGAGAAAGGCCAATAAAACTGATGTCTCGAAGCTCTCTGGTAGTGCTGGTGAGAAGGCCGATCTGTTTGACCCCAAGAAGCTTCCAGCTCTTGATGTCCCCTCGGAAAAGAAAGAACTGCTTCCCCCACCTCCACCCAAGCCTGTTTATGATGATTCACAAATTCATACACGTGGTTTTAGGCTCAAAATGGATAATTTGGCCTATGGAGTCTTGCCGGATACAGAAGTATTCTACGAACTGAAAAAAGTGAGGAAATTTTTGGAGTTACATTGTGTAACCATGATGACTGTCGCCAATTTGGTTTGGGTTTGTATGCTTCTGTTTATTTCACCTGTTCTTTCACCGTTGGTTGGTTATTGTTTGCATTCTATGTTTCTTTACCTTTTGCCTTTACCTCTTGCAGGAATTTTTGTTGGTTCTTGGTTGTTTGATTGCATAACAAATGAATGGATGTTTCGTTACATGTTACAGATATACATAGGTTATGTTTCTCTCAGTTGCTTCAAAATTTACACCGCTTATTATGCAAAATATCAGGATTCGAATTATTTCGAGATTTGGTTTGCAGATGGTTCAGTGCTCAAGTCAGAAAAAGATTGTGACGACACAGGAGATAACCTAGATCATCCCTTTTCCTTGCGCAGTGATTTCGAAGTTCTTAATGATCACCGTGTTAAGGCAATGCTAAAGGAATATTTTGAGCGAACACAAGGTCACGTCGTCTGGTTAGGCGGTGTTAGACGAAGCCCAAAATTCTACCAACAATTGCCCTTCATAATGCGAATTTGTAATCCTTTGGCTATGGCTAAAGTGAAGTTTTATGAGAAACACCCCAGCGTTATTTATAATTTCCGCATGGCATTACCTACAGATGATTTGTCTGATGGTAGAGCTGTGTGTGCTGGAATGTCCCAAATTAAACATCAAGACCCCAGAATCGCTGTCTTTAATTTCCGCTATGGTGTTGAAGATACCTATGTGACAGAACGCAAGATGATCTCGCTTGCCCAAGTCGCACAGATAATGTCGTTGCAATGCCTCCAAAATCCGACCACACCTATTGATGAACTTGATAGAATGATCGATTTGAATTATAGAAATCTGCACGTTGTTAATCTGCCTATGCACCTTAACATGGATTATCAGGTTAACCATAATACGATCGAGTACATTAAATATTATGTTCGTTATCGGCGCGAGAAAAATCGGAAATTAGGAAGCCCTTTAAACTGCCTATCCCCCGTTCTTGGACTTGTGGGCCAAGAACCTACTGTTATGGGTATCGCGAAAGCGAGTCTCATTTGATACCACAGTGTGTTGGGGGGATTTTTCCGACTTGTCAGGTGCCTATAGCCATGTCCGAATCTTTTAAGATTAGTTCATTCCAACGTACCGACGAAAAAGCAAGACCCGTCGTCATGGCATCCTTAGGATGTCATGTAGATGGTGCTGCATTACCGCATCCAGACGGCTCAGACGCTCGCACCGCCTGTGCTGGATCTATGTATCGGTTTTGCCGTGCAATGCCTAAAGTCAATCGAAAAAAATTCCGCAGGTTTGTCATATCCTGGCTTGAAGAAAATATGACACCTTTATCGCCTGATGTTGATCGCTCGTTTGAAACTTGGATCGCGCGATGTCCTTATACCCTTGCACGGAAAAAGGAATTAACATCAAAATATAACGCTATAGTTGGTGACTTATATGACCTCGATGCAAAGTTTTGCAGGGTCAAATCGTTTATCAAGGATGAGTGTTATCCGACCTTTAAACATGCACGCGGGATTAATTCTCGTGCTGATGAGTTTAAGTGTGTCGTTGGCCCTTTGTTCCAGCTCATTTCGGATGAGTTGTTCAAATTGCCTTACTTTATAAAGAAAATCCCAATTCATCAACGTCCCGAGTATATCTTGAATATGCTCGAGAAAGTTGGTGAATGGTACATGACAACAGATTATACATCGTTTGAAGCGCACTTCGAGGCTGATATGATGGCTGATTGTGAATTCCAACTGTACCGATATATGACTCAATATTTGCCGGAGGGTAAACGATTCATGGGACTTCTTAATAGGGTGCTGGCGGGATTCAATAACATTGAGTTCAAGCACTTTCGATTATCCGTGAAAGGTAAACGCATGTCTGGGGAGATGTGTACTTCACTTGGAAACGGATTTTCAAATCTCATGTTTATGCTTTTCCTCTGTAAAGAGAATGGGAATGAATGTGTTAAAGGTGTAATTGAGGGAGATGATGGTTTGTTTACCATGATTGGATCTCCGCCTGATCCAAAAACATTTGCAGATTTTGGTCTTTCGATCAAAATTGTTAATTTTGCAGATATTAACCATGCCTCTTTTTGTGGTATGGTTTTTGATGCAAAAGATAGAACAAATGTTACGGATCCGATTTCTGAACTCGTTAGTTTTGGTTGGACTACGCACAGATATGCGCGTTCATCGAAAAAAGTGCATATGCACTTAATTCGTGCAAAGGCTTTGTCTTTGGCATATCAATATCCTGCCTGTCCAATTTTAACTAAATTATCGAATAAAATGCTGTATTTAACGAGATCCTATGATGCTGAAAAATTCGTAGGTAGGCGGGGAACTTCAGTTTTTAATCTTTATGAACAAGAAATCTTTCGTCAAGCTAAACTTTATTTGGAAAAGAATAAACTTGACCTGCCCCCTGGTCACAACACTAGACTTTTAGTCGAACAGTTGTATGGGATTCCAATAGAAGATCAATTGGCGATAGAAAAATACATTGATGGTTTAACTGAGATTACTGTTCTCAGAAATGCCACTCTGGACAAGTACTTGAAAACCGATTGGCTCAACTATTTTGATTCTTATTCGATCAGGTTAGGGCAAACTACGGACGTTGATCAGTTGGATCTAATGTGGCCTGCTGTGCGAGAGCTTGCTACATTCTAAGCGTCCATTGGCTCCAAAGTCCAGTTCACAACTGGCGCCAGAGTGGATGAAATTTGTGGGAGACCTGAACTCCTAAAAGGTGCTATGACATGCAGACTGTGGACGTTGACCTGTCCGATAAGGTTAGTCTTCCTGATTGGGTGTAGCTGTGGCAAACTCAAT